GTTTACCCAGTTGGAATGACTGGTATTAATATGTGTCGCTCAGGTAATACTGTTAGAGAATACGATGCAACATTAACTACAACTTGGAAATGGCGTAATAAAGCAGGCAACCAAGCAAACGGTAAAGGCTCGTTTGGTAGACTTGCTCAGCGTAAAGTTGTTACAACAGCTATGCAGGCAGCAGCAGGTAGATCAGAACTACGTGAAGATACAGTAGCGTTTCGTTTAATTGCAGCTCCAGGTTATACTGAGTTGTATGATGAAATGGTAACATTAAATAGCGATAGAGACGAAACAGCATTTGTTATTGTTGACGCTCCATTCCGTTTAAATCAAACTGAAGCAATTGCTTGGAAACAAGGCACAAGTGCAGCAGAAAATGGCGAAGATGGATTAGTAACTTCAAATACATACAGTGCAGTTTATTATCCACATGCATACACAACTAACCCTTCAACAGGTGATAACGTTGTTGCTCCAGCATCACACATTGCATTATACACATATGCATACAGTGATAACGTGAGCTTCCAGTGGTTTGCACCAGCAGGTTTAACACGTGGACAAGTACAAAACGCAACTAACGTTGGTTACTTAAACTCAGAAGATGAGTTTACACCATTAGCACTAACACAAGGTTCTAGAGATGCAATGTATGAGCAGAAGATGAATCCAATTGCAAAATTCCCTACAGAGGGTGTTGTAGTATTTGGACAAAAATCAATGCATCCAAGTGCATCAGCATTAGACAGAGTTAACGTTGCAAGACTTACAGCTTATCTAAGAGAACGTTTTGCCGTAATAGCAAGACCTTACTTGTTTGAGCCAAATGATGAAGATACTCGTACAAATGCTAAAGCAACATTTACTGGTTTCTTAGCAAACATTATGGCACAACGTGGTGTTTATGACTTTGCAGTTGTATGTGATACAACGAACAATACACCAGCAAGAATTGATGCAAATGAATTTTATGTTGATGTAGCAATTGAACCTACAAAATCAGCAGAATTTATTTATATTCCAATTAGAATCGTAAATACTGGCGAAATTTAAGTTAACAGTTTAATTTAACTAAAAATAAGGGCTACTATAGAAATATAGTAGCCTTTAATATGACAAATTTTAAATATTGTGATTTTTGATCAATGTTTTGATAAATACAATATAAGAGAAATACTACAGTATAGTATTATAGGAGAAAACAAATGGCTGTAATTACAAATTTTGGAGTACCAACAGACTCCGCAGCAGGCACAACTTTAATGCCTAAGTTGCAATATAGATTTAGAGTGTCATTCACTAATATGGGTGACGGTAAACAAAAATCTGAAATGACACAAAACGTCATTAGTGCATCACGACCAAATTTAACACACGAAGAAGTGATAGTTGATTCATACAACTCAAAAATGTACCTAGCAGGTAAGCATACATGGGAACCAGTAACAATTGTATTCCGTGATGATATGAATTCAAATGTTATTAAACAACTTGGATTTCAAATGAACAATCAAGTTGATCATGCCGATCAAGCAAGTGCAACTGCAGGTGGATCATATAAATTTAGTGTAAAAATTGAAACACTAGATGGACAAAACGGTAGCACTAAACCAAAAACATTTGATGAATGGCAATTAGAAGGTTGTTTTGTTAGTCAAGTACAATATGGCGACTTAAACTATGCAGATTCAAATATGGTTCAAGTTACACTAACAATACGTTATGATCATGCTGCACACGTAATAAAAGGTGATGATGTGTTATCAGGTGAAGGTCCAGGTCTATTAGGCAGCGGCGCAACTGATGGTGGTTCTGGCGCTTAATTAACTTAAAGTTAATTGCTAGTAAAGGACACATCTAATGGCATTAGGCGATAAAGCGTATGTAAATTATAGACAGGCACTAACCAAAGGTACATTAACTGCAATACCAAGGAATAAATTTTCCTTTACAGTTAAGTTGGTTACCTTAGGTGGTACTGTTGACCTTACACGAATTGCAAATGTTCAGTTACCAACTTTCACATATAGAACACAAACACTTAATAAGTATAATAGTAAAAGCATAATTCAAACAGGAATAGACTATACTCCTATAACACTTACAGCATACGATAATAAAGATGCTGAATTTGAAACATTCTTAAAGAATTATGCTAAACACTATATAACTGGGCCAATGAATCAAGAAAGTTATCAAGAATGGCTAGTTGGCAACGATCAAACTAAATTTGGTTTAAACTTACCCACAGACAATCATTATATACAACAAATGATTATAACAAGAGTTGATGCAACAGTTGGCGACACAGTTACACACTCAAATGAAACAGAAATATTTCATCCGTTTATACAAAATATCGATACTGAAACACTAGACTATTCGGATAGTGGACCTAGTCAGTATAGAATTACATTTGGTTACGAAGGATTTAGACTATTAAGTGAATCAATGAATATTCCGGTTGGTCTCGCTCCTCCAAGTATCTTAAATCCAACGCAAATTATTCCAGAAGAGAATACTTTTGTTGATGAATCTGCAAAATATACAACAGAAGAAGAAAATGTAACATCAAATAAAGCAGAAATCACTCCAATAGACAACGTTGTTGAAACAGTTAACAGCACTTCAAGTTTTGAAGGAAACGTTCAAGGTGTCACTGGTAATATGAGCAGCCGAGTAGAAAGAGCTAAAGAAATTGTTGCACTTGGAGTACCTGCAGGAGACACTGAATTTCAAATTGGTGTTAATCAAATTGTTACATTACCAAATGGTGATAAATTTATAGCACAAGTACCAGAGTCTGAAATTAATATAGTTCCAGACGATGCTGATGTGGGCAACCTAGAGGGCTTAATATAGGTGTATCGGTATGCCTAAATTTCAAAATGGAAAATTCGTTCCAAATAATCCAGATAAATACTTAGGTAAAAGAACACCACATTACAGAAGTGGATGGGAATTAGCAGTATTTCGCATGTGCGATAATCATCCAGCTATATTAGGTTGGGGAAGTGAAACACATAGAATCCCATATAAAAACCCACTTACTGGAAAGAAAAGCACATATGTTCCTGACTTGTTATTAGTATACAAAGACAGGAACGGAAAGAACCATGCTGAAATGGTTGAGATTAAACCAGCTAGCCAAACATTAAGCGAAGCAAGAACACCGGCACAAAAAGCATCAGCAGTAGTTAATCAAGCTAAATGGTCAGCAGCAAATGCCTGGTGTAAACAACAAGGAATGGCGTTTAGGGTTATAACCGAACATCAAATATTTAACAAACCTCAAAACTCTAAAAAGAAAAGAAAATGACAAAAAAATTAGAAGAAGAATTAAATTTACCAGATTTAGATCAATTACTTCCTGAGAATGATATACAGGAAGAACCTACTACTGAAGAACTTAAAACAGAAATAGCAAACATAGAAGGCGAAATGAGTATGGTAGAACGTGCCAATATTGCATTGCCTACTGTTGAAGGTTTAGAACAGTTAGATAGAGAAATGGACGAATATGCAAAAAAAGCCATGGAAACATTTGAAGATTTAGTAGATCTTGGTAAAAATGTAGAAGATAGACATGCAGCTCCTATATTTGATAGTGCGAGTAAAATGATATCAGCAGCTCTACAGGCAAAACAAGCCAAAATGGATAAAAAAATGAAAATGATCGAGTTACAAATGCGTCAAGCTAGACTTGAAAAAGACAGTGAAAAGATAGATGCGTATGTAGCCGGTAAAAAACACGAATTGGGCGATGAAGAAGAAGTAGAAGGACGTATAGTAGGAGATAGAACTGCTATGCTTGCCGAAATAATGAAAAACTTGCCCGAAAAAGATAAATAGTATTAATAGGAGATAACCGCAATGAATAAACTATTTTCACAATACTTAAACGAATCAAAAAAATCGTGGAAGTTTTGTATTAAAACAGTACATGATCTAACTGATGAACAATGTGATCGCATAGAGAAGCACCTCGGTAAATACGACTCTAAAGGACTCGGTGCTGCAAAGAAAACAATACTACAAAGTGCACCACGTGATTTTCCAAATCACAAAGGATACGAAGTTTTTTCACATGAATTTGAAACTAATATCGTTGCTAGCGGTTGGCAAATACAAAACGATATTCGTAACATGCTTGGATTAGCAGACGGAGTACTTAAAGTAAAAGGCGAACACGAACCAGATGAATTGATTCCACCTATGAGCGAACGTGCTGAAAGCCTGTTAGCAGATGGTGAATATAAAGATGCAGAAAAAGTAAATGCAGGAGATCATTACGGTGACGAGTATAACTCCAGTTTCATTAAAGAATTAATGAAAGTAAAAAAACAAAAGGAAAAAGGCGATGAGTGATTTAGACAGAATACTAAAACTTGCTAGCCACGGCACAGCAGATGCTCACAGCCAGGCTCCAGCAGAAAGAGAATTAAAAGACGTACCAGTAGTTGAAGAACCAACTACAACAAGAGAAGCAGTTGGCGAATTTGCAGAACCAATTTATGATTTAATTGATATGCATTTTGAAGGCGACTGTCAACCAGTATTTGATGATTTAGTTCGTTATTTAAGTGGCGACCAAATTGAAGATTTTGTTGCAGACTTTAGACGCAACCATGATTTAAATGACATGGGTGATGACATGGACGAAGCACAACAACTAAACGCATCAGACTACAAATGCGAAGACTGTGGCGACACAATGCATCAACCAACTACAGATTGTTCACATGATTGTGATGACGAAACAGGTAGCTGGTGGAAAGACAAAGACGGCAACGGAGTTCCAGATTCATTAGAAGAAGCTCCAAATGAAGGCAATGAATTCTCAGGCGCATTAGCACAAGCCAAAAAAGACGGTAAAAAAGAATTTGAAGTTGACGGCAAAAAATACAAAGTAGAATCAGAAGAAGCAGTAACTGAAGGCGATGTTCCTGAATATGCATGTATTAACACTGAAACAGGTGCTTTTGGATATTGTAACAAAGACGAACTTCACAACTTTACACATATGATGCCAGCAGGTGAATTTACATATTTTGATCCTACAAGTGGCGTAGATTTTGCTGATTTTGATGATGAAATGGCAGACCAAGAAGGTTGGACAAAGATTGCATCTAATGAAGAAATTTCAGAAGCTCCAACAATGGATACTACACAATTAATTACATTATTAAAGAATTCAGGTTTAAGCGAAGAAGCAATTAATAAAAAGATAAACGAATGGGCAAACACACCAGCCGGTGCAGCAGAAGAAGAAGCTACATCACACGGTGAGCCATACGAGAACTTTGCACAAAGCGTTAACCTAAGTTTAAAAAGATACTTAGATGCAGAAGATATGAAAGTAGGCTTAAAAGAACATAAAGTTGAAGATATTAAAGAAGCATATAAGAAATCTAAAGAAAAATAAAAGTTCACGTTTCCTCCCAGGTGAAACTAAAGCGGTGTAGTTTTTATTAACTACGCCGTTTTTTCTTTATAAATAGTAATATGAAAAGACCTATAGAAACATACACAGATAGTTTTGGTCAAACTATACATTTTACTGTACCAGAACCACATAAAAAGATTTGCATTAACATCTCAGGTGGAGCCGATAGTGCTATACTATTATGGATGTTAATACAATACTGTGAAAAACATATACCAGAAGCTGAACTACATGTTATAACATCAGCTAATCCTATTAAGGGCTGGTACAATGCGAACTGGAGTACCAAGGTACTCGATAAAGTACTCCAGCTCACAGGAACTAAATTAATTAAAAGTCACTATTCATTTTATAGTACAGATCAAATTAGATCAGAAATAGATGAAGCTGAAAGAAGTATAAAAAAGTTACATGATATTACTTTCACAATACACGGTACTACGCAAAATCCTAGTTTAGATACACCAGGCTTAGAAGATGGTGGAAGATTTGCTAAAAGAGATCCAGGGCATTCTGTTCCAATAATAGAAGAATATGAAAATGGAATAACAAGATGGATGCCATTAATAAAAGTAGATAAACACATGCCAGCATACTTATATGAACATTTTGATTTAATGGAAACACTTTTTCCGTTTACTCGTAGTTGCGAGCAAGAAGCAAGGCACAACAAAGATGAACCTAGTTGGATGATAACACATTGTGGAGAATGTTGGTGGTGTAGAGAACGTTACTGGGCATTTGGGAGACACTAATGGCAGTAGATACAAAATTAACTAAAACCCCATATAAAAAAGAAAAGTACACAGAAGAGCAGTTGTTAGAACTTGCACTATGTACTCAAGATCCTAAACACTTTATGAAGGAACACTGTTTTATTCAGCATCCTACACAAGGTCGTATGAAATTTAAGTTATATGATTTCCAAGAAGATCTAGTGGATACATATCACAATAATAGATACAGTATTAGTATGCTTGCACGACAAACAGGTAAAAGTACTTGTGCGGCAGGATATTTACTATGGTATGCAATGTTTAATCCAGATCAAACAATTCTTATAGCGGCACACAAATATTCAGGTGCTAGTGAAATTATGCAACGTATACGTTTTGCATACGAAACACTACCCGATTTTATCAGAGCTGGTGTTACTGCATATAACAAAGGATCGTTGGAATTTGATAACG